TCTTAAAGAAATGGCTAACAAGTATTGGAAAAAACGTAGTTACTTGTTCCAAGGTTTTGTACGTCAAAACCCAATTGGTGATGACAAGGTTCCCGCGAATCCTATTCGTCGGTTTGTCATTAGCCCACAAATCTTTACCATCATCAAATCTAGTTTGATGGATCCTGAAATGGAAGAATTGCCCACTGATTATATGCGCGGTCTTGATTTTAATATTAAGAAAGCCAGTAAAGGTGGCTATGCTGACTACTCAACTAGTAATTGGGCACGTAAAGAAAGCGCACTAACTCAGGCTGAGCAAGATGCTATTGAAGCACATGGGCTTTTTAATCTTACTGAGTTCTTGCCTAAAAAGCCAAATGAAGCTGAGTTGCGTATCATCAAAGAAATGTTTGATGCTTCAGTAGATGGTCAACCATATGACAATGATCGTTGGGGGTCATACTATCGTCCATATGGACTAGAAGCGCCTGCAGGTAATGGTAGTCAAGCAGTTGCTACTGAGGCTAAGGTCGACTATAAACCTGTAGTAGAAGCTATGGAAGAAGATGAGCCTGTTGCTTCAGTTGAGCCTATTTCAATTCCCAAAGCACCAACTGGTGATAAGGCACAGGATATATTGGCGCTAATTCGGGCTAGGCAGCAAAAAAGCTAATTACTAAATTAGTAATAGGATGAAAACCATGGCATATCTTTATATGTGGTTTCACATACCTACCGGTATGTGGTATATCGGATCAAGGTCTGCTAAAGGATGCCATCCTAACGATGGTTACATATGCTCTAGTGATGTAGTAAAACCATTAATTTTAGAAAATAAAAATGAATGGGTTCGCAAAATATTAGTTTTAGGTGACTCTGAATATATTATAGAGTTAGAAAACAAATATTTGCAAAAGCTTGATGCTAAAAATGATCCAATGAGTTTTAACAAACACAATGGTGACGGAATATTTGTAAGTTTTGGTGAAAAAAATCCGATGAAAAATCCAATAATAGCTAAAAAAGTGGCAGATTCTATCAGGGGAGATAATCATTGGACAAAGCAATTAGGTGATAGAATTCATCCTCAAAAGGGTCAACAACGACCTTCTATCTCAGGAAATTTACATCCTAACAAAAAATCCGAAAACGCATCAAAAATAAGTATTTCACATAAAGGAAAAAAGCACGATTATGCATTAGGTGATAAAAACGTAATGCGTAATCCAAATGTTGCAGCCAAACTTTCAGGTGATAATCATTGGACATCTACACATGAAAAGAAACATTGTATACATTGCGGGATACAATGTTCAAAAAGTAACTATACAAGATGGCACGGAGACAAATGTAAAGGAACAATATGACAACCAGTGACGAAAGATATCGTGCCTTAAAGCAGGGTAAAAAATTATTAGAAGAACTATGTGATCCGGGTCGTACTCCTCGTGTTCCTAGTTTGGTCAGAGATAAGGCTAGAACAGCACTTAAGCATTTTCCTAGCGATTATGAAATTGACCGAATGGCTGATCAATGTCCAGAGATACTTGATAATCAACCATTTAGTGTGTATAATGTTGGATTAAACAGATAATAAGGAAAACTATTATGTCAAAATTAAGCAAATTAGATAAAGTAAATGAATCAATCACTATCAATCGTTATGACAATGGTTGGATGGTTGAAGTAGGCGGTCGTAATGATGAAAGTGATTGGAAGCACTGTAAAATTGTATGTAATTCAGAAGAGGAAGTTCTTAATGTAGTTAAAGAATGGAATACAATGGATTTGGACAGTTAAAATGACCAAACCATTTGATATAAGCAAATTTCGCCGTGACATTACTAAATCTATTGAGGGACTTAGTATCGGGTTCAATGACCCCACTGACTGGATATCTACAGGTAATTTCGCCCTCAATTACCTTATATCCGGTGATTTTAATAAAGGCGTACCTCTTGGTAAAGTTACTGTCTTTGCCGGAGAATCAGGTGCAGGAAAATCATTCATCTGCTCAGGAAACCTAATACGCCATGCACAACAACAGGGTATTTTCGTAGTATTAATTGATACAGAAAATGCCCTTGATGAAAAATGGTTACATGCCCTAGGTGTATCTACAGAAGAAGATAAACTGCTGAAGTTAAATATGGCCATGATCGATGATGTGGGTAAAACTATATCAGAATTTATGAAGACATATAAACTACTACCTGAAACTGACAGACCAAAGGTCTTGTTTGTCCTTGATAGCTTGGGTATGTTGCTTACTCCCACTGACGTTAATCAGTTTGAAGCAGGTGATATGAAAGGTGATATGGGTCGTAAGCCCAAGGCACTAACAGCACTTGTTCGTAATTGTGTTAACATGTTTGGTAGTTACAATGTAGGTCTAGTCGCTACTAATCACACATATGCAAGTCAGGACATGTTTGACCCAGACGATAAAATTTCAGGTGGTCAAGGTTTTGTCTATGCGTCAAGCATTGTTGTTGCTATGAAAAAACTCAAACTCAAAGAGGATGAGGATGGTAATAAGATTAGCGAGGTTCGTGGAATTCGGTCGGCATGTAAGATTATGAAAACTCGTTATGCCAAACCTTTTGAAAGTGTACAAGTTAAAATCCCATACGAAACAGGAATGAGCCCCTATTCAGGTCTACTTGATATGATTGAAAAAGCTGAACTTGTTAAGAAAGAAGGTAATAGTCTTGTTTACACTACCCTTGATGGTGAAATCATTAAGAAGTTTCGTAAAGCATGGGAAGCAAATACAGATGGTTGTTTGGATAAAGTAATGACTGAATATAGCCAAAAAACAAATCGTAAGATAAGTAATGTATTACCTGAGGAGGAAAATGCAGAATGAGTCTAGATATTATTTCATCCGTTTGGGATGCATTGAGTACACACATTGATTTAAATGAACGTAAATATGCCGCAGAAACATTAATTGATTTTTTAATTGACAATGATTTTCAACCAAATGAAATTTTAGAACATTTTCAAGGTGATTCTGAAATCACCCGAGCAATTAAAGGATGGGTTGATCAATACGGCGATGACGATTTTGATGTTGATGATATAGAATACGCAGACACAGACGATTGGGATTAAATGGCAAATTGGTACACAAGAATCGCACAAGATTTATCTGTTATACCTGATTTTATTACGCACTATGAATTTGAACTAGCTACAGCAAAAAATGAAGTGAAGATATACGGCAATGTTGAAAAAAACATTGCCGCACTTCCCGGCATTACTGAACATAGATTTAACCAGCTTCAAGAAATTGAGGCTGTGTTAAACTATCTTAATATTCAATTACGGAAAATTCGCCGAAAACATTTTCAAAAATATCTAGAAGCGTATAATAGAGCATTGACTAGCCGCGATGCCGAGAAATACGTTGATGGCGAAGATGAAGTTATTGATTTTGAAACTATCATTAACGAAGTTGCCCTACTAAGAAATCGTTGGTTGGGAATCATGAAGGCGTTAGACTCTAAAAACTTTATGTTAGGCCATGTAGTTAGGCTAAGAGCAGCCGGTATGGAAGATATTCAAATAGGATAATTATGAAGCATTATAATCAAAACACAATGTGGAATCAAGCAATTCCATCACTCACTACCTGTCAAATTGGTTCTTTGCAAGGTACAATACCAATACAGGGTCTTACTATCAACAATAACAGTACATTACATTATCCCAATACATCTCCTATTAATCTCAATGACATTATAAAAGCAACAACTAGTTATCATGATGGTAAATATGTTAAAACATATCAAATTATTGAGGCTGCTGAAGATTTATTGACGTTGAGTGTAGCTCATAAAAGATTATTGAGTGAAAATATTTCATTACTTGCAAAATCATTTTCATTTAAAAATATTCTTGATTCAACTATTTTTGAAAATTTAAATGATAATGACCGAGAAATCGCTAGCACAATTAGAAAGTATTATAGCCAACAAATCTTAATGTGGGCGCTTAAAGGAATTAAACTAACGGCATTTAGAGAAGATTTAAAAACTTATATCAATGGTGAAGGTAATAAATTTGTAGAAAATACTGTTCCATTAGTAACTAAATTGCCTTATTTTTATGATTACGATATTAAATTAGATGAAATAAAAAGAGAGTTTACTACAGATACCGAAGGGTTTAATCCTGCTGCTAATAAGCCTAGTAAGAATAGTTACATTTTAACCCCAATTAAATCACTATCTCGTAAAACTAAAAGAGTAAAGTGTATAGAATATTGGTTGAAAGATAATTATAATCAAGCCTATAAAATAGAAATTGAACATAACAATCCTTTACAACATTTATGGGATAAAACTTTTAGTTTCAATAAATTAGAAATATTGGGTTACACGAAAGTAAAACGTTTGGATGATTTGAATTATTTTCAAATATTTGGTTGGGAAGTGTTGTAATTTCACTACATCTTGGAAAGTTGACAATAATTGGGCATGGGCGTATAATGAAATTATACACTGAGAAAACGGAGAAACAAATGGAATTTGAAGCTACAGTCATCAATACTATTAAACCAATACTAGGCTCAACAGAATTGGTAGATTTCAGTTATGGCACCTTGTTCGTAAACTGTGCCGAAGAAACTGCCCGTTGTATTTTCCACACACTTTGTGACAACTTCGGTGGAGTCAACAAGGTCCGCATCAGCAAGTGTGGCGAAGAATTTGCCTACGATTTTGTCGCTTGACAATAATTGGTTTTGGGCGTACAATATACATATAGATTGATTAAAGGAGTCTGAAATGTTTGTTGTTTTTAATACCGAGTTTCCAAATCAAGACAAGCGTTACTTTAAAACTGCCGCAGGAGCCAAACGCAGTGCTACTTGCGCTAACCGTAACGCAGGCAAATTTGTTTACAACTATGTTGAGGAATCTTGGTTTGAACTCAAGTATGGCCCGGTTGGTACTAAGGTTGTCAAGAACCT